CTAAATGCTGTTGTAACGAAGTCCTTATTAAGGATTTCAAAACCAGCGTATAGTTGCCAGATAAGAATGATAAAGCGGCTAAAATCGTCGTTATTATTGATTAGTACCTGTGCGTTTGGTCCTCCAATTCCAACTCCGATAGCTTGTGGCCCAAAGAAGAATCCTTGTGCAACTTCTAGAGAAGAATAGTTACTACCACCATCAATAGAAGCAGTGATGCTCTTTGAAGGGAAGTTAGTAGATTCAAAGAATTTAACACCTTCAAACTGTACACCTGTAGGCATTACAGGCTCTCCAGCTAGGAAGTAAGCTTGTCCAGCTTGTGGTCCTTGGAAGAAACTTGCGTTGTTAGGAATCATGGGGTTGCCCATGTACATTCCCTGACCAGGAGCACCAGAGTAACGAGCGATTTCTCTGAAGTCACTGTCACGACGTAAGTGCATCATGAATGTTGGATCAACTAAACAACGATATAAACCGTCTGCATAAGTTGGAACATTACGCTTACGTAAGTCTTTAACAACAGTTAAAAGGTCAGTTTTTACTGAGAACTGCTGTATCTGGTTTCCATACTCTGTCGCTGTGTATGAAATACGTCCTGAAGAATCCTTTGTTTTGCTACCGGCAAAATAATATCCACCTTGTGAAGAGGATGCTGCTCCGTTAGCTTCTGCTTTTGCTAATTCATCAATAAAGACCCTATCACGCCACCTTCTGTAATCGTCTAAAAGGGTTAGAGAGCCAATGCTCTGGTGGAACATGTTTAAATTACCAGTATCTAGTAGCAAACGCTGTGCTGTAACTAGAGTTTCACGAGCAATTTTAAATGTACTTGGCTGTGTAGCATCGCCTGGATCGGCAGGTCCTGTGTACTCTTTCAGTACTACAAGTACCTTTTCTTTTGTAATGTTACGACTATTTGCTGTGCCGATGGTCTGATCCGCAATACGCTCTCTCGAATCCTTAGTTCCTGGTGTTCCCCAGAATTTATATCTATCGAGCTGAACAGTTTGTCCAGGCTGTCTTGCGAAATCATGTACCACGACAGGCTCAGTAGCCATTTCCGCAACATATGCTGGGTGGGGCCTATATAGCTCCGCACCTAGAATCTTGGGAAAGTCATTATCTATAAACACTTTGTATTATCCTCCAAAGGTGCAGTAATGTTTTATCGGGGTCAAAGAATTAGACATTTTAGTCCTATCTAAATAAAATTTTAACAGTATCTAATTTTGCTTACTAAATATAAGAAATATGCTTAGTTTTTACATATAGTTTACTGTTGATTGTTTGTATCTAGCACCGGGTGAGTTACTAGATCCATAAGATTCAGGATCAACAAATCCTGGCATGCCAAAAGCTCCAACTGCTTTACCAGCGGCAACACCGCCAAGACCAGCAGCTAAAGCAGAAGCAGGTACTGTGACGGCAGCTGCTCCGATACCGAAATTCCTAGCAACACTTGGGTCTGCAAGAATTTCTTGTAATTCTGCTGTGCCTGTCCCAGCAGTAGCTTGTAAAGCTTTACCTAATCTTTCAGCTCGTTCACCCATGAAGGCTTTTTTAGGTACTTTATTGGAACCTCTACGATTCCTACCATAATTAAGTAAAGTAGGGGCAACAACTTTTTCTCCGGCTTTACTTAGAAGAGGTGCTAACTTCCCAGCTAACATTCCTCCTGGACCAAGTTGTTTGGCAGCTAATAAACCACCGTAACCACCGGCAGCACCGGCTACTCCAGCTAGAGCAACAGGACCTATATTTTCATCTTCTCTAGAAGCCTTTACGGAAGTTCCTAAACCAGCAACGGTAGGAACTCCATATTGGATCATAGGTCTCATCGCTTTACTCCATTACAAAGAGTTTATTCTGCACTGTGTTTGGCTGAACTTGGTTGAGAACTTTCCATGCATTCTGTGGGTCACGAGCCATTGTCTCGTTAAAACTACCCCAGAAATTTTCTGGCTGTTGTGGTGCAGCAGCTTCTGGAGGTGCAGGGAAATTCTGACCTACTTGAGACATTGCATTGTTTGTTCCCTGAGGAGCAGTTGGATAACCTTGGTTTTCTAACTGTGCTTCATTCTCATAAACAGGACATGGACCTTCTGGACCAAAATACTTAAGTGTGTAATCACTAAGTATATCTGGATTAGTAAGAATTTCGTTATAAGCTAGATTCTCCTGATGCTCATTAACAGCAAAGTTTGCAAATCCGTGTAGTAAGTTATTTTGTCCTCTGGCATATCCTATAGCACCATCAAGTAGACTTTCTAGATTTAGAGCGTACTGATTTAGTATCGCTGGTGCCTCTATTCCGTACGCGTTCATTACGTACTTGCTCTCTTCGCCCATCCCTACCTGATCCGCCAATGCTTCCAATGACTCTGTTGAGGAGGTTTGGGAATAATTGGGCGAGTATGTCTGGTTGACTGACGAGGTCTGGGGAACCGATACTGGAGTAGTTTGGCTTCTGCTGACTTGTCCGTAATTGGCTGGGTCGTACTGTGTCTGACTCGTTGAGGACTGATCCTGGAACGGGGACTGGACTGGTGTACTCAGGACGTTCATTACCTTGTTGAACGCCGATTCCCATGGATTCCCCTGTTCCGCTGGTTGGGATTGGGGGGCGTACTGAGTAGGGCTTGATTGGTAACTGGGGGCTGCCTGAGGTACCGCCTGAGGATAACCCATCCCCACTTGGTAAGCCTGAGGAGCCGCTTGCTGTTGAACCGCCTGTGGTGCCGCCTGTGGAGCTGCCGCCACGAAGCTGCTTGGAGCCACGCTGCTTGTCGCTGCGGGTGTCTGGTTCATCTGTGGGGTCGATTGGCCGATATCTGCCGGCATAGCTCATCTCCTTTTGTAATGCTTCGAGTGTTCGATACAGATAAGGTGTTAGGTCAAGCCTTGGGTCTGCCGCCATTGGCAAATCAGGTGATTGAGGATGAGGGGTCTGCATCATTCCCCCCACTAACCTTGAGAACTGAGAATATGCACCCTGCAGTTCATTGACCATCCTGAAGGGGAACCCTGATAACATGGCTGCCCTTTCCTCGTCCGTTTTTGACGGAAAGAGGTACTTCAATGCTTCTATGCTATCAACGCCTAACTCTTGAAGGTTCCTAACAACTATAGAATTATTTAATACATCTTGAGTTGAATCCTCATAAACAGGTCCTAACCATCTCCATTGTATGTTTATATCTCCGTCTGGAATTAAACCCATTACTCCAGGAGGAATCTGTTGGGTTTTTAAACAAGCTAACATTAACTTCTTAATTTGCTCATCATAAAATTTCATTGCCTCCGTATATAATTCCATCTGTTCTGGAGTTGCATCTTCTGGTAAATCAATTGGTTTTTCTAACCCAACCGCTTGAGCCAATGTTTGTTTAAACAGTTGTTCCTCTTGGTATATAACTAACTCTAAACAACGACATAACCCATATGTATATAAAGAAGCTGATTTCTTTTTAGCAGTTGCAGCTACTCTTCCAAATAAAGACTTATATTCCGTAGCTGTTACACCTGCTGAAATAGATAATTCATCTACTCCTCCTAAAGCTGTTCTTATTTCCTCTCTGTATTGTCTAGAGAAAGAATTTTGATCTCCAGTAATTGCATCAGGAACAATGTAACCTACACGATCATTCGGTTCTAAGTTGGCTATAACTCTTGGGACTCTGATCTGACCATCGACACCACGGGATAAAGGATCTGATTTAAATCTAGATTGGCTTAATGACCCCATTCCAGCAAATCCAGAATTTGCAGCAATAGATGGACGCTGCACACTAGCCTCACCAGACTCCATTAGATCAGTCTTTGGTCTTGAAGATAATAGAGTTGGATTACCAAAGAATTGTACGTTTTTACGCATTGTGCGTATCATCTCATCATGAGTACAAATATGGTTTGCTAGTGCATCAAATTCTCCTGTACCTTCGGCGGCAAAACCTTTTGCATTATTAAAGATCTCTACACAAGGAATAAAACCTAAGGTATTTCTAAAAGTCTTAGTCTTACCAGGCATTCCCTGATAGTTTGTTTCAAAAGACATCTCACCTTCTGAATGAGTTTCTTCTATGGTCTTTTTCCTTATAGATAATTTTATATATCTCTTTGCTCCCCCTTGACCCATTACAGGCGAACCTGATACAGATGTAGTATTTATCTCCTGTTGAAATCCTCCACCTTGTCTTACTTTATAACTATAGATAACTACAACTTCATCAAGCTGACCATCCACGTCATAATAACTTCTATATTCGTGCTTCCTAAAATAATAAAATCTGTAATTAGTGTTAGTGGGTCGGATATAAAAAATACCTTGTCCATCACAAAGAAAATAATCCCATATGGAATCTAGTCTAGTATCAAGTTGATTAAATTTAACTACACGATCTACAAAATCTTTTCTTTGATTACCGAAGTTATCTTGTGCGGGAAAAAACTCTACACCTTGTCGGATACCAAACAATTTCATCTGAGCGAGATGAGATGCGACAATTCCCGTGTCGATCATTCCTCCACCATCTTTCTCAAGGTAAGAATCTATAATCTCTTTTAATCTAGTTTTTGGATCAGTTGCAGTACCCATTACTATCTCTTACGCTTACCTTTATACATTTTAGCAGCTCTAGCCGCTTTGCCAGCCTTTGCTGCCGTTTTAGTATTTTTTACGAATTGTTTGCCTTTTCTACTGCCAGCTCGTTTTTTACGATCAGTTTCTTCCCTTTCTTCTTTAGAAAGTTTTGCCCAAGCACTTTGAGGTAAATAACGCTTTGTATAACCTTTTTGTATTGCTTTATCAGCCATTTTATTTTTTCATCTTTTTAATGTAATCATCAAGAAATCCTTGTACTAAATCTGCTTGTCCAGCATGTAATTTAGCTGACTTTCTTAATTGAGCTGGTAAAGCTTTTATTTTTGATGGAATTTCCATAATTACTTTTTAGAATCTTTATACCGTTTAGCGGCATTCTTTGCTTTTTTACGCTTTTCATATTCATCCTTCGTCATCCACTTCTCTTTACCCCATTTCTTCAGAGCTTTTTGTTTCTTTCCTTTCCCACCTTTATATCCTCCACCTGCTTTCTTATACTCTGATGCAACCATCTGAGCCTTTCTTGCACTCCATTGTCCAGGTTTTCCTCCCTTACTTCCGGCCATGATACGGTCTTTGATCCGTTCACGTAATCCGGGTTTGGTGTATTTGGAATCATCTTGAGCCATTGCTATCTAATTAACTACACCTCTACTCATCATTCCTCCGATCATTGCTCCAAGATTTCCCATTGGAGGTAATCCACCACCCATCCCCATCTGACTACCCAAGAAATATCCGGGCGACGTGGCTCCCATAGCTAAAGGTAATTGTGGTCCACCCATTTGTTTCATTTTTTCTATTGCTGCTTCTTTCTCTCCTCCAGCTCCTGTCTCACTTAGTTTTCTAATTGCTCTCATCTTTCTATTCTTTGGGCTTTCATTTATATCAAAACTAATACCAGCTACATTTCCCATCTGACTGCCTAAAAAAGCTCCGGGAGTAGCTCCCATCCTTTGTTGGTCTGCTTCAGCAGCTCTACGCATCATCTCCACAGCATCCTGTGCAGGTCCTTCTTGCATTCTTCTTTTAAATAAATCCGCAATACTATCACCTCCTATGGCACCTAGATTCCCACCAACCGGAATACCACCTGTTATAAAAGCCATCTTTTTCTTGTTAACTGTTTTTTATATTCTACTCTTCGTTTATTTCTACTTCAAAAGGTTCATTTAATCTATTTAAAAGTAATCCAGGTCCTTTTACATTCCATTCGATCAAATCTCCGTCAATCCAGCCTAATTCAGCATGTATCTCTTCTGGTAAATTTAACGATAACTCACCATCAGTTTCT